AAATGTAAATTAGAGGATATACGGAATATATACGGAATGTTTTCCGATACGTGTGGTGATTTACTCCGTCAATGGATGATTGATCCAACTAAAACTAAGGACATACTGCGTACCGTTCACGCATTAGCTGATTATTCGAATAATGTCATAGCAAAAATACGAAATAGGTACAACTGTACGATACCCTATTATATATTGTTACGTGCACTTTAAGAATAGAGTCGTTTACATCATAAATGAAATTAATAGAAATAGCTTCGGCAATTACATCACTTTTTCCATTTATGATTTTAGAGAATTTTGGTAGTGTATCGAGTGTATTTTACCATTTACATAGAAATGAAACCATGTATAAACTTGTTTATATATCCAGACATGTAGATCTTATACGATTGGGGTACGTACTAAAAGGTGGTTTCGATTACATGGAACTCGTATTCAATTTTTTATCCATAGTTATCATTTATAAATCGAGTATTCATGATAAAAAGTATATGGATGTAAACTTAATCATAAGTGTAATTAAAAGTACATTTGGTATGCCTAAATTACACTACCTCGTCTCACTTTACTTTTGGTTTGTAGCATTTATTATTCATTACGATACTGTATTTGGAAGATATACAGATATAATAGTAAACTTACTTTTGTGTCCACCCCAATATTTATTGAAGAATAATATTATTGTTGTATAATAGAAAATGAACAAAGTTATATTATTTGTATCGTTTTTACTTATTATATGGTTTTTCATACCCATATATGAAAAACCCAGAGTACTAAAAAGTGTATTAAGTGAAGATGAGTGTAAACATATACAAGACATTGCGTCTAAAAAATTAGAAACGTCTACGGTATCTAAAAGTCGTGATATAGATGAAAAAATACGTAAAAGTGAAACGGCGTGGTTAAAAGCATCAGAAGATCCCGTTGTTAATAAACTTATACGTAATTGTGTATCAATGACGGATCGACCTTTTCGTAATTGTGAAGATTTACAAGTTCTTAGATATAAACCGGGTGGTTTTTATAAACCACACCAAGATTGTTTTCCAAATGATAAAAATAAACGCATGTACACATTCATAATTGCCTTGAATGACGAGTATGAAGGTGGTGAAACAGAATTTCCAAATATAAATAAGCGGTACCGTTTAGAAAAGGGTGACGCTTTGTTCTTTAATACATTAAACAATTACGAATGTATAACTAAAAAAGCGTTACATGGTGGCGCACCCGTTAAATCAGGTGAAAAATGGGTATGTAATTTATGGATTCGGAAATACAGATATTAACTGACTTATATAATAATCGCGTCGATCGAATGCTAGATGTACAAGTGTACATACATTTAAAAGACTATATACGAAATAATATATAATATATTCGAAATATAAATTATACGTCGCCAAAGTAAAACACACCGAAAGATAAAATGTATGTATTTTTAAAATATCAATCTTATTTTCTAGGACTGAAACGTATGATATTGCAGACATAAATGTATCCATAAGTGACTGATAATTATCCGATATCATAATAGTACCCATTATTGTCGTAAAAAGCATAATAAAATGCATAAATTTATACACACCACGTATTTTAACACTTCTTACATCTATATTTCTCGCTCGAATTTGTTCCGGTTCTGGTTCTGGTTCTGGTAATGGTGGAGGTCTTTCAGCCGTATTATCTATACCTATCACGGGTATATCATCCGGGTTTATAACGACGTTATAATATTCATTCGTCGTCATTTCCTCTTCTTTTATTGAATAATATTTTTAAACCAATTTTTGTAATAATGGTACATTTCACTAATTTAATAATCGTACGAAAACACTTTTGACTCCGTTCACGCGCATTAATTTTTCTTATTTTATGTAAATTATTGCACATCTCGATATAATCACCATCCCGTATTTTATGTTTATTATCATCAATTATGTTTAAAATGCGTCTCAGGTATTTTTCCATATAGTATACTTTATATAATTAATTTAGTTTAAGACGACAAAAACTTCCCAGTTTCGTCAATGATGAGTTCACCTCGATCAGATAACATTTTTCGGTGTAACATGTGGTGTTGCTTAACATCGTCTTTGTTTTGTCCGACATATGGTACGGCGTAGCCTTGTTCACACATCCATTTGTTCACGTTCGTCCAAATCCCATCTTCGTGAACCCAAAGTTCACCGAGTGCGCGTCCGTATTTACCGACCGAGTCGCGTTCGGGACATCTCAATTCAATCTCGATGTCGTCCTTATCACACTCGACAGCTTTCGTCACCCACCCGGCAAGTTTCTTCTTGGCATGTTTCCCATAAACCTTTTCGGTCAAATCACGCGTTCGCGATTCTTCGGTATCGATACCGAGCAATCGTACGCGTTGGCGAATGAGTACATCAAACCCCAAATCGATAAGAACGTCAACGGTATCACCGTCAACGACTTTCGAACACGAGTCGATTTTGTATTTAAATTCACATGGTTTTTGGTTATAGGTAGTCATTATATATATAGTTTAATAAATTAATCTTTAACCAAGCGTATGATGACACTCCCAACACAACGTTGCGACGGGGTACTGTTTATGTAATTCTATAAACTTCCTCAATATTACATGTGTTTGATATCCTTCTTCCGTTCGTGATTCTGAGACAGCAATTTTTAAAATTTCGGGTCGAGATTTGATAGTATGTGCATGCGTTAAAATACATTTTTTACCTCCACTTTGTATTTCATTTTTCTTAGCACCACATCCCAAACACGATGGAGCAGTTCTAAAAAAGTTTTTTACTAAATTGGCGGCATTCGCTTTCGAATAGTGTATTATATTCTCTTCCGGTGTATCCTTTGGAATTGTAATACTATATTTCTCACTCATATTTTGAATTTTTGTTTTTTGTAATTTACAATCTATAAAGTTAATCGAATCTTTTTTCAATTTTCGAAACATACTTGAATTTGTATCGTGTAGATTTTTAATGTTATCATTTATGTACATATCCGATACAAGTTCACATAAATCATCCATTATTTCATCGTTATTTTCTTTATTAATTTTCAAACATTTTGTTTTTTCATCGCGCTCAAATTTATCACCCGTCGTTAGAAATCTATACACCTCGATCATGGACCGGAATCGTTTACCTTCCGGTGAAAAGTAATAGTTATCGGTCATACCCACAGATTTACCCGATTTTCGTGTTTCTATTTTGACATACCATTCATCATTTATTTCCTGCCCCTTACCTTTTAGATATTTCTTAAGACTATTGAGAGCCGACATATCATACTACTCTATAAATCACGTATCTTTTTAAGTTCATCACACATCTTCAAATAATCACCTTCGGGTAAATTTTCCGAGTTTTTATCAATAAGTTCCATAACGGTTCTTGAAACACTTCGTAATGTTACATCTCTATCGTATGTAGGTTCCGGTAATAACGGTGGCCGACATAACCAATCCGTTCCCGTAATCGCCCCGTCGTAATTGTATATTTCGCGAATGTGTGTTAGGAAATCCCGTAATCGCGTATAATAAGTGGTGGGTGAGCAGACAGAGTCGTGTCTGAAAATATAATCTTTAATAACGAGTACGTTTTGAGTATCACTCCATAACCCTCGATTATAATTAAACATGGATATTGGTCGGATAGTACCATCCTCGGGCGTCGGTAACATATCGTTACGGTTAAGATACGATGCGTTATAATTGAATGAAAATATAGGGGACGCGTATGCTTCGATGCTTTGAACAGGACCCCGCCCGCGATCGTTTTCGTATATTACCTTAATGAGTATATGCTGAATACCTTCACATGGGTTAGGTATAGTTGACCGTATACTACTATTGACGAAAGGTGTTGACGGCATTTATATATACTTACATTTATTCCTTATCCGGTTTTATAAGAATTTCGGGTGCATCATCAACTATATCAATGACGTATCTATTTTGATTATCGGTAGGGGATACCGTTACTATTCGACACTTATCGGTACTGATCATAGTTTGGTCAGAAACTTTAGTTACTGGTATTGTAATGGGTCGACACAAGAGCATCCACATTTATATTATACGTCATTTAAAAATAATAGTATAATAATATAAAAAATGGGTGAAGATGTAAAGAAGTATATACAGGAAGGTATATACTTTTCAAACGATATAATGGATGTCATTGAAGATGTTTCCCAAAGGTACCAAGAACACATTTCCGTATCAATTGAAATTGGTCATTTTGACGAAATTAATAAATATATGATGAAATTGTCTAGAGCTCTTATAAGATATAATAAACAGTATAGTGGACTTATAAGAGATTTTCAAGAGGAAGGAGTAGTAGAGAGTGAAAAAAAGGGGTTAGAAACAATAACCGAAGAATGATTAAATGATACAACAATATGCCAAACACGTATATAAAGTACTTGGTCCCGGTTATAGTGAGCGGGTGTATCACAATGCGATGGAAGTTGTCTTGCGGAAAAATGGGGTGCACTACGAAACGGAGAGAATAGTTCCTATTGTGTTTGAAGGGCACACAATAGGGAATCTTCGCGCCGATTTAATTTTAAATAACAAAACCGTGGTCGAACTGAAATCGGTTAAAACCATGAATGATGTCATGGTCACGCAAGCGCAAAACTATCTACGCTTGACGGGGTTTACGGAAGGGTATCTCATTAATTTCCCTACATCACTTAACACCGAATTGGAAATCAGGTATGTGACTTTGAATCCTCCATCTGATTCATTAGATACATAACCGGAATCAGTTGATAAATTTTTTTCCATTCACTTTTGGATTCCTCGTAATACTTTTTAGGGTCTTTAAGCCCCTCTTTTATAATTTCGTTTATCTTTTCTGTGTAGAACTTGATTTCTTCTAAACAGAAATTGTAATATGGATCGTTGTTCATTACCTATATTAAAGACTTATCTTTTAAGCTTATCGTTGATGTTTTGGAAAACTTCGGGTGTATTTCGCTTTTTGTTCGCGAAGTTTTTGAGCATGTTACTCAAGCTCGTGTATACAACACCTCTTCTCAAAGGGTTCATTCTCGCCTTAGATTTCGATTTAGATTTTGGTTTTGGGGAGTTTGGGAACTTATTATCCGTTTCCTTTTGCAATTTTTTAGATTTATTGTTACGTACTGGGAAGGCCATTTTAGTATATATTTAGATTTTAAATCGTTGGTATATATTCCCAGTGAAGGACCTCACATATCTTTTTCCATATGACGTCCTGTTGGTATAACTTTTCCTTTGATTTCAAAAGTGGAAAATATTTCAGGTACTTATCTTCACTCAAAAGTTCACAGAACTTATAGAGTACATACGAATAACTCAAAAAGTTTTTTCTTTCTGGTGGACAGTTATCATCGAACGGTTTTTGGATATCCTTGAACATTATACGCAGTCTTTCTTCGAGTTCTTGAGGCATAGACGGTGGTTTTACACCACTTATGATATTGGTTATATACGGTACGTGTTCATAGAACTTATTGAGTTTCAGTTTTTTCAAGAGTGTACGAACGCGTGCATGTGTAATCTCATCTAAATCTTTTACCTTTATTTTTTTGAG